GTCGAGACGGGTAGGCGCGGACAGAACACGACAGGCCCGTCGGCGCCGTCTAGGGCATCGAGGAGGCCGTCGAGGAGGAGGGGCGCCACATCGGTCGAGGCGGTCGGCGGGGCGCCTGCAGCGTCCGACAGACGCACGTAATCGGGCGTGTTGCTGCCGCCCCGCGCTGCGGTGACGTCGATGCCTTCGCCGTAGCTGATGCGGTAGCGCCGACGACTCGGGCCTCGTCGACGGGTGCGCATCGTGCCGTCAGCGTACTCGGACACGTCGACCATGAGCTCGCGCTCGTGACTGTAGCCCCAGTCGTAGTCGTCGAGGGCGACGATGTGACCGATGGCAAGGGTGCCGATGGTGTAATAGCCTTCTGGCGGGTCGACGGCGGTGCCCCCGTCGTCGATCTCAAAGCGTAGCTTCTGAAACAGCGCATTCTCGCTCGCAAGGGCGACGGTGACGAGCGCTCTCGAGAACCAGATCTGCCCCGCCGTGCCCGAGGCATCCTCGCCCCCGTCGCAGTCCTCCAGATAGAGGATGGCCCGCTGCTCGGCGACTGCGCCGTTGCTCCAGTAACCTGCCGAGTTGCCACTGATGACGCGGACGTCGCCCGACGTCGGGAAGTAGAACCGACACCCCGCGAGCTGGTCTTGCTGCAGGTAGTAGCCCGAGACGCCCGAGCTCGTCGTGCCGGGCTTGACGGTGCCGCCCACCCTGACGAAGTCGACGGTCTGCGTAAAGTCGACCGTCGCCGCTGGAACCCACGCCCCGACGTAGACCGAGAGCGTCGCGCTGGGGAAGTTCACGCCGTCGATGTAGAAGCCGATCGCGTAGCCGCCCATGAGCGACCCGAGCGCGTCACGAGACCACACGAGCTCCATGTCGCCCGGGGTGTTTGTCGACCGCCACGCGACCCGAGGAGAGGGCGAGTGCGAGGGCAGCACTGCGTCGATAGGGTAGTCGTATGCCGTGTCGATGCCCCAGGTGTCCCCCGAGACTGTCGGCCCGTCGGTCGCGCGCAGTCGCACCTGGTCGGCGACGTAGACCGGCGACCCCGCCGAGTACGACCTCGGCCGCAGGTCATCGGGGCGGGTGAGGTCGGCCCCGAGGCCGCTGCCGGCGTACTCGTCGTAGGTGATGTGGTGCTCGTAGATGTTCGCCGTGCCGGCGATGCCGGTGCGCGCCTTGCCGAGCGTCCATCGGTGCGTGCCGACCGTGCCGCCACCGTCCGACAGCCCCGTCGCCTCGTGCAGGAGAACCCACTTGCGGTCCTCGTCGACGTCGGTGACCTCGCGATACCAGACGACGGCCTGGTCGTCCTGCATGCCGACGAGGATGTCGTAGGCGCCCCCGAGGCCTGTGGCGCTCGCGAGCTCGCTGATGGCGTTCTGGTCGCGCAGCACAATGCTCGTGGTGCTGACTCTGACCTCGATGACGTAGTCCTCGGAGCCGTCGTCGTTGCGAATTGCCCAATCAATGGTGCCGGCGCTGACGTCGAGGCGGAGCCTGCAGATGAGACCCTCGGCGACCGTCGGCCCACTTGGGCCGTCCCACTGATAGGTGATGAGCTCGGTGAGCCCCGCGCCGATGGCGAGCGCCCCGCTCGAGAGCGCCTCGGTCGGCGTGCCGGTCGTCGCCTTGACGAAGCCGACGTCGCCGGGCAGGTCGAGGGGAAGGTAGGTCCTCAACCATGAGACCTGCGACGAGCCCGAGACGAGCAGGTCGAGGGCGGGCATCGTCACCGTCGAGTAGCCCCCGAGGTACATCGCCCCCACCGACCAGTCCTCGTCACCAGGGTCGGCGTCCCAGTTGTGCAGCATGACGGCGCGGCCGCGCTGGTGCACGACCGAGAACTCTTTCGGGTGCGTCGATGCGTCGTCGATGTTCCACCAGGTGCCGAGGCCGGTGCCGGTGTCCCCCGAGCCGACGGCCTCCCAGCTCGCCCCGTAGTCGGTCGAGCGGAGCAGGAGCCCTGCCCTACCCCCGACGCCCGTGCGAAAGCTCCGGACCCAGAGGTAGACGACGTCGTCATCGTCGACGGACACCGCGCAGTCGGTGTCGCCGAGGTAGTAGCTCCCGGCCTGCGAGCCGCCGATGCCGCCCGAGACGAGGGTGGTGAGGCTTGTCTCGCTTGCCGAGGAGATGCTCGAGAACGCCGACGCGACCCGGGCCACGTAGCCCGCAGCACCGCCCCCCGAGGCGATGGTCGCGGCCTCGGCGTAGCCGACGACGAAGTAGCCGCGCACGTAGGCCAGCCCCGGCGCGGTCGGGTTGCTGGCGGTGTAGTCCTCGACGAGCTCGAAGCGCGAGCCCCCGTCGTCGCTCGCGTACTGCGAGAGCTGCGCATCGGTGCTCGTGCGCATGCCGAGGATGAGCAGGTGCTGCTCGCCGCTGGTCGCGACCCGTAGCCGCTGCAGGGTGTAGGTCGCGGTCGAGATGGCGGCAGGCAGTACCCAGCGCGCGCCCACGGTCCACGTCGCACCGCCGTCGTCCGAGTAGGACATCGAGACCTGTGCCAAGCTCGCCCCGCTGTCGTGCACCACGTAGAAGACTTGCAGTCGGCCGCTCGGGAGCTTGACCACGCTCGGGTAGGCGTAGCCCTGCCCCGGGTTGCTGGCGACCGTCACCTCGGAGCCCCAGGCCCCCGAGCTCGCGCTGCGCACCTTGGCGTAGACGTAGCTCACGCCCCCGGCGACCGTGGTGTCGACGTCCGTGTAGACGACCACGACGTCGTCATCGTCCGTCACGACGGCGTGAGGGTAGCGCTTGTCGGCGACGAGGGCCGTCGTCCAGCTCACCGCTTCCCAGCCCGTGACGACGATCGGCGAGTCCCAGCCCCGGTAGGTATCGGCGGGGCTTGTGTCGCGCCTCCACACGTAGCCCGCGCCATCAGGCTCGGGGTATCCGCCCTGCAGCGTCCGCACCTCGAGCGCGGAGTCGGCGACCTGGTCGCCGGTCGCCTCGAGCACGAGGCTGGTGTCGGCAGTCGACTCGAGCACGGGGCGCCCTGCTCGGGGCCCTGCCTGTGTCGCACCGGTGCCGACCACCGAGCTCGCGTCGTAGGCGGTGACGAGGCGGTCGGGGATGAGGAAGCCCCGGAGCGCTGTCTTGGTCTTCTCTGCCATGTCTACAGGCTCCCATAGTCGGCGCGCACCGCGCGCCTCATCTGACCAGCTCGTCGACCGTCGCGCCGGATGGACCGCAGCGGCCCGGGGCGGTTGGCGGCGTCCCGCGCTTCGTAGGCGAACGACTGCCGAAGGTGCTTCCACGAGACGACCACGGTGCCGCCCCCTCCCATCGCTGAACGACCGTTCAGTGCGTCCAGAGCGCTCACGCCCCCGAGGGAGTCGACTGCACCGGCGGAGAGCACGCCCTCGCCGGGGTGCAGGATGGCCGGGCCACCGGTCGAGGGCATCATGCCGCCCGCAGCGAACGAGGGCGGCCGCTGCCCCGCGATTTCGGCGATGGCGACGGCGCCCGCAGCCCCGACGAGCCCCGCATTGACGAAGGAGAGCGGAGGTGGGGCGCTCGCGAGGGCCTGCGTGACCCCGAGCGCGGTATTGACCACGGCGGTTGCGAGGTTCGCCGCCTTCTGCACGTTGAAGGCTGTTTTCGCGGCCTGCTTCTGCTTCTCGGTGAGGTTGTCGGACTGCAGGGCAGCGTCGACGTAGAGGCCGGCGAGGTCGCCCACGATGCCGGCGACGGCGGTGAAGCCCGAGACGAATGCGTCGATGTCGCCGAGGGCCTGCTCGGAGATGAGGGGCGGGGCGTCGGCGAGGGCGTGCACCGAGTGCAGATAGGAGAGCGTTGCCTCGTTGAGTCGGTCGACGCTGCCGATGACCTCCTCGGGGTCTTCTCCGAGAGGCTCGAGGCGGATCTGGTCAGCGCTGTCGAGGAAGGTGATGGCGGTCTCGTTGAACTCGCCGAGGGCCTGCGACATGTCGCGGATGCTCGCGGCCGCTGGCGACGACGAGCTCGTCACGTCCCGCGTTGCGTCGTGCACCTGGTTGAGCGCGTCGACGGTCTCGCGCGCCTTGGTCGAGGCCCGGTCGAAGATGTCGCCGACATCCGAGACGATGGGCACCAGCCCGAGGCCCATCGACTCTCGAAGCTCGCGAATGGCCTCGTCGGCGCTCTGCATCTCCTGATACGCGCCCCGCAGGTCACCCTCGAAGACCTTGGTCAGCACCGGCCCGAGGCTTTTAACGGCCTCGACCGTCAGGAATACGCGCTCTCCTAGCCGCTCCATCGTCGCGTTGAATGTCTCGCTGATGAACACCGAAGCGAAGGTCAGCCCATCCACAAGCGCATTCAACGCAGGACCAGCAAAGTCGCTCACCCCGTCACCGACCGAGCGCATGACGGCGTCGAGCTTGGTGAGCGCGGCCTCGTAACTGGCGGCCGCTGCGATGCCCTCGTCGGTGAGCCCTCGCGTGAAGGCGCGCGCCTTGACCTCGGCAGCCTCGAAGCCCTCAATGGACAGCTCGCCCAACGCGGCCCGCAGCGCCCCGGCGCTCTCGCCCATGAGCTGCTGTGCACGTGCCGCGCGCTCCGTCTCGTTGGGGATCTCGCCGAGCTGCGTGAGCACGTCTTTGAAGACGTCTTCAGTGCTCCGGAGCTGCCCCGAGGCATCGACGACGGCGACCCCGAGCTCGTCGAACTTCTGCGCCGCTGTCGCGTTGCCCCGGCTCGCCTCGAAGGCAGCGATCCGCAGCGCCGACAGGCCACCGACGAGGGCCTCGCTCGACTTGCCGGCGAGCTCGGCAGCCTTGGCGAGCGTCCCGAAGGTGGGCGCCGTCACCCCTGCAGTGTTGGCGAGGTTGTTCAGCTCAAGGCGGGCCTGCAGGGTGTCGTCGATGAGCTTGCTCAGCCCCGCACCGCTCACCCCGACAGCGGCCCCGAGACCGACGAGGGCAGTGCCGGCGGCCCGGAGCGAGGCGCGCATCGAGGTCGCGCTGCGGTCGACCTTCTTGACCCGGCTATCGAGCTTGTCAACGGCGCGATTTAGCTGCCCGAGGTCCGCGCGCCCCTTGATCGTGACTGTACCCTCGGCCATGTCTACACCCCGAAGCGGTCGCGCAGCTCTTGCCGCTTGGCTGCCTGTCGGATTTTATCGAGTTTCTCGCTGTCGGTGTGCGCGATGCGCCAGGTCGCGATGGCCCGCACCTGCTCGACCTGGTTGAGCTCGTAGAACCAGCGGGGCTCCTGTCCGTACCACTGCGCCACGCGATGCGCGACGAGGTCGGCCCGACCCCGCGTCAGGAGTTTCCCATCTCCTCGGCGACCTCCTGCTCGGCGGGGAAGGCCTGCGCCATCAAGCTCTCCCACAACGGCGGCACGAGCTCGGCGAGCTGCGCCTCGTCGACTCCTGCTTCGAGCCCGGCCTCGTAGAGCGCGCCCCCGAGGTCGTGCAGGTTGCCGACGGCGCGATAGCGCTGGTCGACCTGCGCAGCCGTCAAGCCAAGCGCCCCCGGATAGAGGAGACCGAGGGCGGCGTAGCTCGCCCGGGTCTGGTTCCGCTGGAAGTAGAGGCAGAGCTCGCGGACGGTCGCGAAGTCCAGGCGGCGGGGCCGCTGGTCGTCGAGGTTCATGGTGTCTCCTGTCGTGGCTCATGGCGAGCCCTACGGCCCGCCGGTGTAGGTGATGGTGCCGAGGATCTCGCAGTTGATGGTGAGGGTGTTTGGCTCGCCCTCGCTAAAGCTCGTGTCGACCAGACGGAGGCCCGTGCACGTCGCGGTGCCATCGACATCGTCGCCGAAGTCCGTGCCCTCGGTCGTGAACACTGCCGTCGTGTTGAAGTGCTCCACGTTCGTCAGGACCTTGGTCCACGAGCTGAACGCGCCTTCGCCCTTCATCGCGTCGATGATGCTGCCGTCGGTGCCATCAGTCCAAGCGGTGAAGATGACGTTAAAGCTGATGGTCGGAATCGCGGTGTTGCCCTGGCGGGTGTAGACGCGCGTTCCTCTGTTGTAGATGTGGATCGCTGCCGTCTGCGTGTCGGTGATGCTCACGGCGTCGGAGTACTGGACCGTGTACTCATTCGCGGTCGGCGTGGTGCCGTCCTTGATCACGAGTGTTCCGTCGCGTGGGACCTTGGGCACTGCACTTTCAGCCATTGTTCACCTCGGCGAGAATTGCGGGGGGTAGGGAGTCGGCGAGCCGCTCGACGGTCGCCTCGGTGACGTCACCGAGCACGCGGTCGACGATGGCCTCGCCTCCCTGGACGAACGCGGTGTAGGGGGTGGAGTTGACCAGGTCGAAGCCCTCACGGGTGCGGCGCAGCGTCCACCCTCGACGACTGCGGCCCGTGTCGACGGGCCATCGGGCCTCGATGTCGCGCTCGGCATCGGTGCCGGCCTGATGGAGCTCGGCGGTGACGGTCTCGAGGACATCGGGCCCGGTGCCGAAGTCGATGTCGAGTCGGAGGTCGAGCATCAGGCCCCCAGCTCGGCGAACCGAGAGAAGGTGAAGGTCTGCACCACGACAATCCACTCGGCGCTGCTCGGGTGCCGCTCGGGCCCCGTCGAGCCCTGGTAGGTCGCGCGCCTTGTGTTGAGGTCGCCCCACGTGCCGGTGAGCGCGACGCGGATGGCGCGAGCTCGAGCAAGGCAGTCGTCGCGGCTCGTCAGCTGGTCGCGAGGGTCGACCCGCCACGCCGTCTGCACCTCGACCGTGTCGATGACGCGGACGATGCCAGAGAGCCGGGTCGGGTAGCCGTCGTCGACGCTGTCGCTGACCCGGAGAAGGGCGGTGCCCTTGTGGGCGAGTGAGCTCGGGTCCTGCGTCACGACGTCGATTTGTGCGGTGACGTGAATCCCGGCGATGCTGGCCTCGAGCTGCGTCTGGATGGCCTGCAGTATGCCCTCGGCGGTAGCAGTGAGCGCCATCAGTACCACCAGCGCTTACGACTGGTCAGCATGACGACCGGATGCCCGCCCCGGCGCGCGTCGGTGTCGTCGATGACCCCGTCCTGGTCGCTGTCGTAGGTGAAGGACACCCGGCCCCACTCCTCGCGATACTGCTCGGCGTAGTAGTCGGCGAGCTCGCGGTAGCGCCCGTCACCGACCGACTGCGCATCGGCCCGAAAGATGAGCTCGAGCGTCTTCGCCCTGTGCGCATCGAGCAGCGCCCACACGTCGAACACGAGCTCGGGGCGGTTGCCGAGCTTGATGAGGTCCCTTCTGACGACAGCGTCGGCGGCCTGAATGGTGCCGTCGAGGTCGAGGGTGCCGGCGGTCTCGCGGTCGGCGAGCTCGGGGTGCAGCTCGGTCACATCGCCCTGCGTCAGTACATGCCGATACGGGCGACGCACTAGGAATGCGGGGCGAGAGAAGACGTGGCTCATGCCGTCGATGACGAGCGACCAGACCTCGAGCCAGTCACCCGCGAGCGACTCGGTCGAGGTCGCCGAGGCGGCGAGCGAGTAGGTCGACGGGTTGCCGGCGGTGACGGTCGCCTCGTCGATGACCTTGCGCGAGCCCGCGTAGAGGCTCACGGTGCCGCTCGTCGCCGTCTTCGTCGCGCCGGTCGCGTCATCGTAGACGGTCAACGACAGCGTCTGCGTGACGCCCCGTTGAAGCTCGTCCGGATACGGTACCGACGCAATCAGGGTCATCTATCGCACGTCCATGTAGATGAGGTGGACGTCCACCTCTCCGGAGTCGAGGTCCGTGGTGCCGGCCCCGTCGCCGAGGTTGGCCCCGGTCGCCGTGAATTTGGCGACAACCGCCATCGAACCCCACACCTCGGTCGATCCGGCCGCAACGTTTTGCACTCGGCCCGTTGCGCCGAAGAGGTCGTAGCTGACGAAGAGGGCGTTGGGGTCGGCCGTGTCACCGACCTCGATGCCAAGCGCCGAGATGGAGCCCGCATCCGTCGCGGCGGTGACGTTGTCGATGTAGCAGGCGAGACCGATCGCGCCGGCCGGCAGAGTGACGAGCGAGATGGACTCGGTGAGCCCCGCAGCGTCGAGCTCGGTGTAGTCGATGCGATAGACCTCGTGGATGAGGCTCTCGCCCATGGCCCGCTTGATGAGCTGTGTCGCCATTATCGGCTCCCTTTCTTGTCGTTTCGTTGTGCGACCTCGCGGGCTTTCGCCATCGCCTGGTCATGGGTCATCTTGCGCCCGCCCCGCTCGGACTGCTCCGAGAGGCGACCGGCTAGCCGCTCCATCGCGCGCCGTCCCTCGGTCTCGGTGGGTCGGCGGCTCATGCCCTCGACCTCTTCGACCTGGTCGTCTTTGCCGCGCTCGCGGTCGGGAACTTGCCCGCGCGCATGCCGGCGAGCTTCGCGATGAGCTGCTCAATACGGGTCTGCACGTGCGGCAGGTGTGCGCGGCTCTCGAGGCGCCCGATCTCGCGCGAGACGAGGTCGGTTGCGCCCTCGAGCACCTCGGGCGGCGGGGCGGTGACGATGCCCTCGCGCACGAGCTCGCGGCGCCACTGCAGCCACCCGACATCGTCGAAGCGGGGCGCCATGCGCCCGATGCCGACGGCGACGTAGCTCGTCCAGGCGTCGACGTAGCGGATGCCTCGGCGCGTCTTGAGCCGGCGAATGTAGGACGTGCCCCCGGGCCCCTGGTCGGGCTCGATGATGGTCCAGCCCGCGCCCCGGTACTCCCCAAGCGCCCGAGCGAGACCGCCGGCCCGAGCCGAGACCCCGTTCACACCGGGCGTGTGGTGAAACTTCTTGAGCCTCGGCACCCACTCCCATCGCACCTCGGGGTCGATGAGGAGGTCGCGCTGCGCCTCGGCGAGCTCGATGCCCTGCTGCTGACTGTGCAGCGTGGCGAGCTCGAGGAGGTCGATGCACTCCCACGAGCCCGGTGAGCTGATGAAGTGGAACGGCTCGCGGTGTCCCTCGTCGCTTCCCAGGTCGGGTAGCGTCTCGGTGCGGGTCGTCCTGCTGTCGAATGTCTCGCCTGTGTAGACGGGCATGGTGGGGGCCTCCTGTGTCGTGTAGATGCTGCCCGCTCGGCCCGGGCCCGCCCAGGAGACGCGACGGTCTCGGGCGAGCGGGCGAGCAAGCCGAGCAGCTAGGCGTCGGTGACGATACCGACGATGCGAGCCTGCTCGATGATGCCGATGCCGAGGTAGCTCGATCCCACGATTTCCGTGGTTGAGGCCGAACTGTCACGCTGGAATTCTACAATGAATTCGTCGGCGCGGATGACCTGCGAGCCGATGACCTCCTCGACGACTCCGATGCGGTAGCCGACAGCACCGGCGCCCATCATCGCCCCGTGGCGGTTGCCGCCGGCGCTGTTCACCTTCGAGGACTTGAAGATCGACACCCCGAGCAGCTCACCGGCCAGCCCCTGGCCCTTGGCCTCGAGCATCGCCTGAGTCGCGGGCATGTACTGGATAGCACCGCCCTCGGCGCGCAGAGACTCGGTCAGGTCGGCGATCTGGCGAGGATGAAGCAGCGCGGTCAGCGGGGTCGGGACCGAGGACAGCTCGAGCTGGTAGATAGCATCGAAGAAGTCGCTCACGCTCATGTCGACGCCCGAGGAGCCGACGTCAGTGGCGGCGTCGTCGATGGCGTCAGCGAGGAGCTGCATCCAGCCCTGCTCGTACTCGCCGACCATGGAGGCGGCGAGCCGGCGGGGGTTGATGGCCCCATTTCCGGTGAGGACTGCGAGGTCGCTGATGTCGCGACGGATGACCATCCGAGCAACCGCCACGCTCGCCGAGGCATCGGTCAGCGCGGTCGAGCTCTCATCGCTCGCCTCGGAAGAAGCAGCCGCGAACGCATCGTAGCCGTCGAGGCCGGCGAACCGCTCCGACAGGGTGTCGGTCAGGGCGCCGTTGACGCTGCCGAGGAAGGTCACGACACCGGAGGTCCGGAGCGAGGCCTGGTCGGCGAGGAGGACGCGCAGGTTAGCGGCGAGAGAAGAGGCGAGCCGAAGGTCGGTCTCGAGGTTGCTCTGGAGGATCGCAGTCATGGGATAGACCTCATGCGAAGGGGGTGAATCGTCACTCGCCTACGCTGGGTTACGCCCACGACTCGCGGCACTGTCTATGTCATAGCAGGAATCAACTGAAAGCACCAGCGGCGATAGCCTCTCTCAATGCCTCCAGCGGCATCGAGGCGACGTCCTGCGGCGAGTAGCGGGCCGGAGGGGCGGCCTGCGAGGGCACCGCCCCAGCGTTACTTGGGGGTGCCGCAGGAGGCGCAGCGGCGACGGCCTGCTCGGGGGCCGGTGTCACCTCGACAGCCTCGGCCGGTGCCGACGTGTCGAAGAGGCGAGCGACGTGCCGGTCTTCCTTCGCCCCGCTCGAGAGCCAGGTCGCGAAGTCGGGCGCCCCGTCGCCGAGCTTCGAGTAGCGCCAGCGCACGAGCTCCTGGTCATCGGCGTCGACGATGCCGGCCCGCATCAGGTCGGCCGAGGTCGAGGCCTCTGACCTGAAGGCATCGAACTCGGCGCGCGTCGCTTCCAGTGCCGACTCGGCCTCGGCGGCCCGCTTGGCGAGCTTGTCGAGCCCGTCGGCCTTCTCGCTGACCTCGGCGAGCTGCGCCTCGAGCTCGCGGATCTTTGCGTTTTTGGTGTTGATGCGGTCGCGCGGTACGACGTCGGCGACCTCTTCGCTGCAGTGCGGGCACTTCATGGGGTTCTCCTGTCTAGATGGTGCCGAACTCGACGCGGTCGCGCCGAATCTGGCCGAGCCGAGCTCGGGCCTGGTCCTCGGTGATGCCCTCGAGCTCGGCGAGGAGCTGCACCTTCGACGCTAGCTCGATCTCAAATAGCATCTTGAATTCGTTGATGCGGGTGCGCCGCTCGTCGACTGACAAGGGAAGCCCCTGGTAGCGCACCGAGTAGCCACTCTCCGGCAGGGGCGCGTCTCCGCTGTACGTGTTGTGTAGCGCTGCGATGACCTCGAGCAGCTCGACATCGGCCCGAGCGAACTGCGGCTCATACTTGACCTGTGCGCGGCGCTTGCCCTCGTTCACGATGTGAATCGCGTAGCCCGAGCGCGCGTCGCCGTGGCTTCGCTGAATGTCAGCCGGCGTCATGTCGAAGTCCATCGCCAGCGTCGCCGAGTAGTGGCTGATGGCCTGCCCGACTGCCACCGGATCGCCACCCGGGGCGAACTGCCCCAAGGTGACCGGGGCGTCGGGGTTGCTCGCCTCCATCAGCAGCAGCGAGGCAGGGTCGGTAGCTATGAAGGTCGCATGCTCGTCGCTGCGCGCATCGGCGGCGAGCCCGGCCGGGCGCGCGTTGACCCCGTAGCGCTGCGGATGCGAGCAGTCGAACACGATGTGCGACCAGAACGTCCAGAGCACCGACACTTTAAGCGACCCTTCGACGAGCTCTTTGCCCTGGTAGGAATCGAAGAGGGCGCCGCTGTCGAGGGCGTGCGTCATCACGTAGGGCAGCACCGGCGAGCCGTCGTCGCGCCGGTACGGGTAGGCCTCGCCACTGTAGTCGGACCCGAGGAACATCGAGGTGAGGTCGCGCTTTCCGTCGCCGCTCTCGATGCGATAGACCCCGACACCGCCCTCGACCGACAGCACATCGCGCGTCAGGATCTTCTGCCCATCGAGCTCGCGGTGCCGATACTCGATGACGGTGTGAGGGACCGAGGGGGTGTTCGGGGAGCTCGAGGCCTCGACGGTGTCGACGGGCACCAGGCGGACGAGCAGCGCCCCGTCTTCCCAGGACACCCGACGCAGCGCCTCGCGCTGCCCGATGACGAGCCGCTGTAGCTGCGGCCCCTGCGTCCAGACACCGGCGCCCCGGCAGAGCTCGCGCATCCGCTCGGCGGCGACCGGGTCATCGTGCTCGATGATGGGCTCGCGGTCGTAGAGGATCGACAACTGCGAGACGACGCTGCGGAACACATTCTTCGTCAGGTCGGGTCGGCCCCATGCGGCCATCTGCTCGGGGGCGACGTACTGCGACATCGTCTCGACCAGGTCGGCCTCCCACACGCCATCGAGGAGGCGGCGACGGCGCGCGCTCTCCTGCATGCGAGAGCGCTCGTGCATGTCAATCGTGAGCGGTAGTCCGTAGTGGGAGGGCATCGTCACCTCGAGGTCAGAATCGGAGTCCAGCGTAGAAGGGGCGGTCGCCGAGGATGCCCAGCACGCCATACCGTAACGCGTCAGCAGCGTGGGACAGGTCGCCATCCTCGCCCGTCTTGCCGCCCTTCCAGTGCCGCAGCGTGCGCAGGGTCGACTCACAACGCGGGTGCACGAAGAGCTCGCGCCGCTTGAAGGCCCCGTTGACCACGCGATGGCCCCACGACCTGTCTTTCGTCGCGGCCACGAACCGGAACGGCGCGGTCCGGCGCTTGAGCTGGCGAGCGACCTCGGCGGTGAGCATGTCGTTGACGCGCCAGTTTCCTCGGCGGTTGGTATCACCTACGGCGACCTTGACGTCAGCGGGGCGGATAGCGTGACGGCGCAGCATGTCCACGATGCCCGCCGCGTGTTGCACCTCGCTGTCGCCGTCCTCGCTCACGTGCTCGTCGAGCACCCACACGTGACGCCCGGCCTGCGGTGCCCACGACAGCCCGCGCGACTCGCCACCGCCCCACACGATGAGGAGCGCGACGGTGTTCGAGCCGACTTCGCCATGGTCGATGGCGAGCGCCACCTCGACCGACGTGCCGGCCCCGATGGCGGCCGGGTCGACGTTCGACTCGCCGAAGCCCGCGAAGAAGCGGTCGAGGGTGACGCCATCCCATGCGCCCTCGATGCGCTGCTCGTACTCCCACGGCGAGGCCTCCATCGTCTCGAGCCAGCTCGTGACCTGCTCGTCGGTGTACCAGGGGCAGTTCGCCGAGCTGAACTCGGCGACGTACTGTCGCCACGGCGAGCCCTGCGCTTCGACGAGCTCGCGCAACCAGTCGACCGGGCGCCCCACCGGCGTCATCGTCAACCAGCAGCGCCCTCGGCGGCTCATCAGGCGGGCTAGGGTCTCCATCAGGATGTGGCTCGGGGGCGGCTCGTCGAGCAGCGCCCAATCGAGCTCGTCGCCAGCGTGCGCCGTCGGATGGTCCTCGTAGCTGCGGAGCTGGATGAGCGACCCGTTGCGCAGCCTGATGGTGGGCTGGTTCCACCCTCTGCCCGGGGTGTAGTAGCTCGAGCGGTGCAGATGGGGCCCGAGGAACTCGGACAGGTAGCGACCGACGACGTCCTGCACCTGTCGGCGAGTCGGCCCGACGAACCGCCCCCGGCTCTCGGGGTGCTCGACGGCGAACCGAGCCGCCTTGTAGGTGCCGTGGCGCGTCTTCCCGACCCGGTTGGCCGCCCTGACCAGCACGAGCCTGTCGTGGTCGTTGGCGACGAAGTCAGCGAGGGCGGGGCTCGGTCGGAAGGTCAGCATGGGATGGACCGATGCGACCTCGGCGAGCTTCGACGCGGCGACGGCGGCGGACAGTTTCACCCGCTCGCCTCGTTCAGCCGTCGCGAGGCCTCCTCGACGATGCGGGGCCCGAGCTGCACGACCAGGTCGACGACATCGCCCTCGTCCATGTCGGCGATGTCCTTCGTCCGGTCGGCCGGTCGGAGCTGGGAGAGCTCGAGCAGCTTCTCGCAGATGCGGACCCGAGCGTTCGCGGGTGTGGCCGGGTCGGTCGCCATCTTGGCGAGCTGGTGAAGGGCCACGGCCCCGAGGGCGCGCATGCGATGGCTCGCGTACTCTTCGACCCGGCGCGTCACCTCCTCGAGCTCGGCAGCGAAGTCGGGACGGGTGCGCCACTTGCCGACCGTGGCGCGCGTGGTGCCGAGGGTCGCGGCGACGTCGGCGTGCGTCGCCCCGTTCGCGAGCAGCGCGATGGCGGTGCGCTGCTCCTCGGTGAGCGGCATCAGAAGCCGGCGTCCCATGCGACCCCCGTGTCGCCGGTCGGCTGGTCGGAGGCGGGGCGCTCGAAGCCCTCGACTGCGGCGCGGAGGATGGCGGCCGCCACGCCCGAGACGCTGCTGCCGGTGCGCTTGGCCTCGGCCTCGAGCCCTGCTCGGGTGTGCGGGGTGATGCGGGTCGTGACGACGGCGCTGCGCTCAACGGGCATGGTGGGGCCTCCTGGGGTCGTGACCGTTACCGGCTCGGACGTGTGATGCGCGCGGTCGGT